GGTTCTATTTTAAAATTTTCAAAGCTAGTGCCTAGTTTTGTTGGCGTAATATACATTACAGCAGAAAGTTGCAAACCTTTTTCTTTTTTATACATATGGTTATGAACAACACTTGCTAATTCTGAGTCTTTAGATGCGTAATAACCCCATACATTCTTTTTAGTAAACTCAAACTTATTTGTTCCTAAGTAAGTTTTAAAAAGATTCTGAATAGAATTATCAATAACCGTAAAGGCTTGATCTATTTTTAAATCGCTTTGTATTTTTGGATGTGTACATATTTCCTCATCACAACATTTAGTTTCTTTAGTGTACTTAATTAAATCTTGTTGAAACTTTTTGTTGTTAACTTTAGCTATGTAAGGGCAGTCAAAAACCTCAATCATTGCTTATTCGATTTATAATATCCAGGCAATCCTATCATAGGTCTGCCATCAAACTTATTAAATTTTGCTTTTGGATTGCTTGCATCATTGTAATGTAAAAATACTTGTCCGCAGTTTTCACCCTCAAAAGGTTCTCTCCAATGTTCTAAATCGCAACCACGATACATGAGCATATCACCTCTTTCTAATGTAATTTCTATGCCTTTTTTGTCCCTTTCGCCTGATGGTTCTAAAAAGATTGACCAATCTTCGCCACCTAAAAACATAGTAGTAGATATCTCGCAAGAGTATCTATCTTTATGTCTTTTTAACTCATCACCTTTTTTATAGATTCTTGCATACGAATAAGTTTCAGTTAGTTTTACACCTGATTCTTTTTCCATAATAGGTTTAACTTTTTGCAATAAAGTTTCCATAACGATATCTGAGTAATGTGAATAAGTTTCAGGTATTTGTTGATCGTTCCAAACTCCAAAGTATTCAGTAAATTGTGAAATATATTTTTCATCAAACAAATGTCTTGCTACTGCTCTTTTATTTAAAAAGTATTGATAACAAAAATCTGCTAACTCTGTTGATATAGCGTTTTTAATAACTTGGTATTTATTTTTCTTAAAGCTCATCTAAATGGATATCCTAAATTCCAACACACTAAGGAGTGTCGTATTCCTTTGGTTACTGGTGTAACTCTATGCCAAACAAAAGAAGGGAAAACAACCAAACTACCCTTTGGTCTAATTTCTGTGCAAACTCTTGGTTGTGATGCTTCGTCTGTGTTTCTAAAATCAAACTCTAAGTCACCACCTTCATATTCGTCAGGATCGGTTAAAGATAAAGTCATGCTAAGTTTTCTATACTTACCATGTGAATTTCTATTTTCAGGATTGTCATAAGGCTCTATGTGTGAGTCGCAATGCCAGTCATAATACTGACCAACTTTATATTCAGTAAATTGACAAGACTCGCTAAAATCCCATTCAAAATTCCATCCAGCACTTGCATTTGCTTGATGTATGTAAGGTTGTATTTCTTTGTATATCCATCTGTCATACATCCATACAATATCTGACTTGCGTTTCTTTTGAATGTTTTTAAGCTCTAGTTTAGTTAAGTTATCTTTATCAGCATTACCTGTAAGAGCTATTTCTTTATTCTGCTCTTTACCATAACGAACAATCTCATCACATATTCTTTCAGGTATGGCTGATTGAAAGTACCAGTAATACCATTTAAGATTCAAAATAACCTCTCTCTATTAAAAAATATTTTACCCAATTTTCTAAAGATACATTTTTATAACCATCTATAATTGATTCGCTTAAATACATATTTAAATCATAATTGTTTTTTTCTACTTTATCTTCTTTAACACTATGATAGACCCCATCCAAAACACTATCATCATATTTAATATTGTTTATAGAAAATTGTTCTAAATCAACATACCTATGTTCATAGGTTGGAATCTTTAAAAATTTATAAATGCGTTTTATATTTTTTTCAGGATTTGTTATTAAATCTTCATAATTAATTTTTATGTAATCATTATTACTTTTAATAATGTTATATATAGCGTAAGCATAAACAGCAGTTATGCCTTCAGTCATTTCATAAAAACAAGAATCTTCTAAATTTTTTTTGTTCCAATTTTTTACTCTAGCAAAAGAGCCTAATATTTCTATAAATGGTCTTTCTAAAATAATAAATTTTGGATTTGGGGTAACATATTTTTTTATAAGTTCTATATTTTTAGGAGTTCCCCAAGGACTTCTGTCAATAATATGATTGCTTTTATAGTCTTTAAAATATAGTTCTAAACTACCTTCTATTAAATTATCTAACGATTGATGGTCAGGAAAATTTTTAAAGTTTTTTGTTTCTTTAAGTTGTTCAAGATTATATAAAATATATGCTGTAATGGAATTAGCAGTAACACTTATATCTGAATTTTGATTTAATATGGATGCAAGTAAAGTGTTTCCACATCTAGGCAACCCACATAAAAAGTAAATATTTTTCATCTTCTCTCTCTTAAGAGATCAGTATAGTTTAGATTTAGTTTAAAAGAAAGTTTGTTCTTAATACCAGTTATTTGCTTTTTTCTGAATAAACTGAGTTCGTAAATCCCAAACACTTGAGGCTATAAAAGTTCCTTTGGGGTCTTTGACAATAACAACACCGCTACCGCCATTACCTGCAAAAAGAGCTGCTGGTTCAGGGTTAATACTCATACCTCCGCCTCCTCCACCAAGATTTGCAGTTCCATTTCTAGTTGGATATGTTGGACTAGATGTGCTACCACCGCCAGTACCTCCGCCACCTGCACCGCCTGAAGTTGCAGCAGCATCTCCGCCTCCACCGCCTCCGCCAGCGTAAGTTACATCTGAGCCTGATATGGTTGATGGAGAGCCATCGCCTCCTGGTGCACCAACATTAAAAGGTCCTGGATTACCAGCTTGTGAAGCACCTCCTCCACCGCCAGCACCCCATGTAGAGCCATCATTATTTTTACCTCCGCCTGGATTTCCTTGAGAGGGGCTTACTGGTGGTGTATTACCTGCTCCGCCTACTGGTTGGGTAGGACCAAAGCCTGCTCCTCCGCCTGAACCTCCAGAACCACCAACTTGTTGACCAGGATGATGTGGACCTGAACCACCTCCACCGCCACCGCCAGCAGAGGTTATTGAAGAAAATACAGATGGAGTTCCAGCAGAGCCTCTGCCACCACCTTCACCAGGCTCCATTGGTGCACCAGCAGCACCGCCACCAACTGTTATAGGGTATGCTGTAGATGAGCTTACAGGAAAACTTGATCCTGTTCTAAAACCACCTGCTCCTCCACCACCACAATTGCCAGCACCGCCACCAGCAACTACCAAATAATCTACAGTAGTTGTAAGAGGTGATGAGGTGAAAGTGCCACTTGAATTAAAAGTATTAACCTTATCGGTTAAAGTTACTGTTTGTGCTGCTCCGATTAATCTAGGCATTTGTCCAGTTGCCTCCTTTAACAGCATCGTAGACTGCGTTCATGTCCCATACTCCTGATGTGTTTTCTAAAAAATTAACTGCAGGTTCTTTGATGATAACAACACCTGAGCCACCGCTACCGCCTGGAACTGGAGTAAAGGGGTAACTACCAATATCAGTTCCGCCTCCGCCACCACCAGTGTTAGCAACTCCGCCTGGGTTTGGTGAATCTACAGGATCAGAGCCATTAGCTCCGCCACCTAGACCGCCCTGACCAACAATACCATTGTTTGAGAATCTTCCTACGCTTCCGCCACCACCTGCTCGGTAAACAGATGTACCTGTAATAGATGAAGCTACGCCATCTCCGCCATCCCAACCATGTTCAGGGGGTGGGGGACTTAGCGGTCCAGGTAGCGGTCCATCACCTGCTTGACCTGCTCCTCCGCCTCCACCACCGCCTCGGTTGAGTGCGGCATTACCGCCTGGATAACCTTGACCTGCTGTTCCTGCGCCACCGCCTGTTGAATAAGAAGCACCACCGCCTGACCCACCAGTTTTTACTGTAGCAGGATTAGCAGGGTTAGGTACAAAACCTGCTCCGCCACCGCCAATAGAAACTATGCCATTAAAACTTGAATCTGATCCTTTGTTTCCACCAGGTGAGCCTGGTCCTGGAGGTGCTGGGCTTACTCTTCCTATTCCGCCACCACCTACAACAACTGGATAGCCAGTAGCTCCTGTAACTGGACTTAAAGGCTCTGCTGATGCTCCGCCACCTGATGCTTCACCAGGGACTGAACTACGATAACCACCTGCTCCGCCTCCGCCTGCTCCTGCTCCTGCTGAATCTCCGCCACCGCCACCTGCAACAATGACATATTGAACTTCTGTAGTTCTAGGAGCAGTCGTTAAAGTTCCACTTGCGTTGAAGGTTGTTATTACTTCAGCTTGAGTTCCTGATTCAGGTTCGTTATCGACACCTATTATTCCACCATTAGGACTAGCCATGGTTAGACCTCATTCCATTGCAGATTAGCAACATCCCATTCGTAATTCGTTATAGTTTCGAGATTATCGCCTGTAAAAGTTTTACCTAGCCATTTTTGATTATCTTCATCCCAATTGATTAAGACTGGTTCTGATTCTATTTCTGTAATTGTTGGATGGGTAACTGGTGCTTGCCAATCATCGTTAGAATCTAATGACCAAGATGGGTAAGGTTGTGGTGAAATAAATTTATCTTTACTTGCATCATAGGTGTGACCTATACCTGCATAGTGTTTTCTAAAATTGTGATTGTATGAAGTTTGTTTCCAAGCAGTGCCACCTGTTGAGTGTGGAACAATAGATGCTACAAATGTTTCTGCCTCAGAGGATAATTCTCCTCCGTTAGCTTCTACATCATCGTTGGATATTACTATTATTCGTAATACTTCGTTGCTTGAATTAAGTTCTGCAAAGTGAGCCATATTTGTACTCCTTAAGCATCATCTAAGATTTCACCTGAAATAACATACTCCAAGTCTGAATCGGCTGAAGCAGTTAATCTAAGTAAATCTGTTTCGTCTAAAT